TCGGATCGTCAGCACAAACCCTCTGAACAAATGATTTGAAATCATTGTCAACCGTTTCGGATTCCATAAAATTCCGCTTGATTATTTGATCGTCCCAAATGTAACCGTCGCAATCAATAAATTCAAGCAATTTTTTATTGTCTTTTTGAACCTCAACAACACCGTTTTGATAATAAAGAAAACATTTGTCTTTCGTGTCCTGGATCATTTCAAGATCGATCGAATCCAAAAAAGACAAATATAAATCTTGAAAGTACTTTGTTGATGACGCAAGAAAGTTCCAAATTTTCAATTCCTCTTTGTCAAAAAGATAATTCAAAACAAAATCTTTAATTTTTTGCGCTGAAGACGTTTTCACGATATTCGAACTAATATGAACGAAAACTGGCGAATCGGCTTTTTCTGGATAGTACTTATAGAAACCCGACGTTTCCAAAAAGTGTTTGAATAATATGTTGTCAATCACAATCCTTTGACCCGTCTTCCCTTCAATGATTTGCCAAAATACAATTTCCGTTGAATTCTCTTTGATATGTTTGATCGTTTCATCGTCAACGGTTGGTGTCGCTTTTTTTATTTCTTCAGCCGAAACGCCTTTTTTTACTTGCAATTCAATTTTTCTGAATGTGTCGCGGTCTTCAAAATACTTTGTCCCGTGTTCGTTTCGTTTCTTGTATGCTGAACGAATTGTTGTTGTGATTTCGTGATCTTTCATTGCACCGCGAACCACGTCATGCATGATAATTGATTCCGCAATGTTTTGATTGATTCCGTAATTGTTTAACGCTGAAGCCAAAATGAATAAGTTGTTGTTTCGGTTTCCGTCAACAAGTCCATATTCACGATTCCACCAAACAAGAAGCCGATCGGAAATTTGCTTTGTGTCTTGAAGAATGATTTGCGGTTCGCGTTCAAAAAATGAATAGCCTTGTTCGGAATGTTTTTTTGTCCATTCCTTTGAATCGTTATTGATGAAAATTGTTGGATCATAAGATTCGTAACAAACGCGAGAAACATTTTTGCAAGACGTGTCAAAAAATTCACAATCAAAATGTTTTTCCAATGCGGTGAAATAAAGTTTGTGTTCTTCCTTGTCGCATTTCGGAATCTTGACAATCATTTTCAACCCGTTTCCGCTTGGTGACGTGAAGACCGCCATTGTAAATTCGGACGCTTCCAAAGTATCGCGCCACGTTTGAAAAATGTCATCGTCTGGAAACCCGTCGAAATCAAGACAAATCAAACCCGAATGTTCTTCAAGTGCGTCATCTTTTCGTTGGTTGAATTTGCCCGAAAACAAGAAACAAGGTAGTTTCTTTTTTAGATCGTTTCGTTTTTCTTTGTCGGTTTCGTTTCGGATTGATTCCAAAAGTTCTTTTGATGAACCGTTTTTGATTCTTGTGAAGACCCGTTCCACATCTAAGTGAAACGCCCCACATTTCGGATTGAATAAATCCTTGTAACAAGTTATAGTCATATTAATTTAAAGTTGCGGTTTTAAATATAATGTTTTTTTATTGATTTGTGACGCTTGCATTCTGTTTGTGACGGGTTGTTGACGCTTAAACTTTTAAAGTATCACTTCAATCCGTCTGGTCTTAACTGTCTATTATTTACTTCTTTATATTATTATTTTCTATTTTGACGGCTAAAAAAAAGAAAAAGAATAAAAAAGAAAAAAGAAAAACAATAAATATAAAGCTAATAAGGGAATAAGCGTCAATGCGTCATTTTGTTAATTCTTGATTGATCTTTTCCAGGAATTCCATTGTTGGAGGAAAACACGTGTCAACATCGTTTTGAATCTTTTTATTGGAGTGCGTCACGGTTGAATGATTAATTTTCATAAAATCACCGATCGCGTTGTTTGACAAACTTGTATTTTTTCGCGCATAATGACAAAACATTTGACGAACCCAAAGAACTTGACGGTCTTTCGACGTTCTTATACTTTCGCGGTCGATTTTAGCGACTTTCGAGAATGTTCCAAGTATTGACACTAAACTATTGTTTGAATGCTTTAGATCGCGTTCTTTCATCAACAAACCGTGTGCATCTTCAAAGTTCAAACCCCTTGTTGCTAATAAATGGATCAAGCGCAAATCAGATTTTGTATAAATCCCGCTGATCACTTTGTTTCTTTTACTCATTTTTTTATAAAATTAAATTATCACAAACATTCTTTTCACCAAATCCAACGAATGATGGTATTTGTATTTCCTATTAAACAACATTTTGATATTTGTCTTTCCAGAATGTTTCGTAAAGATTTGCGAAGACTTAATTTGTCTTTGAAACCCACCTTTAACGATAACAACGCCGTCTTTGATGTCAGCTGGAAAGATTGGATCGAAACGGATTGACATCACGTCAGCCGTTTCACCAATTACACCTTCAATCAATCCGATCATTTCTTGTTTGATTTCGCCTTCTTTTAAGTTTGCGACAAAAACAACATCGCCTGGAAGCGGTTTTTGGTTTTTTATGTTAGAATGTATCATTTGCAATTCCTTCGTTTGTGTTAACTTTTTCAATAAATTTCAACAATTTGTTTTTGAATTCGTTTATTTCGTTGCTCCAATCTTCGCGCGTCACCGTTATAATGTGAAGCGGTCGCGCCGTGAATCTTGGATCGTATGAAACAAAATACATCGTTTCAATCGTGTCCACTATTGTAAAATAATGTAAAAGTTGTTGTTTGTATTCAGCGGGAACGCGGTTTGTTATAATGTATTCAATATGTTTTTTTGAATCTGGACACTTTACTTCAACACCCGCCAACGGATTTTCTTGATCCATGATCAAACCGTCGGGCGACAAATGGCAATTCGGAAAGTTTTCGTTTGTTACCATTCCGAAATGTTCAACATCAAGTTCCATGAAGTCGCGAAATTCAGCGATTGCGATTGGTTCAAGATCAATTCCCCTTTGCATCGCTTCCGAAACAAATGAATCTTGGATCATTCCCGTCCCACGTTCAGCAATCAATTCATACATTAAACTTGTATTTGTAGACGAAACAACTTTTTTCGCCCGTGTTCCTCCAATTGAACCTTGTCTGATTTGAAACCAATCTTCGGTTCTTTGCTCTAAGTTTTTATGCAATTTCATTTTTCATGTTGTTTTTGGCGGTTAATACTTCTTTGTTGTTTCTTTCGTCGTTCGTCAATTCTTTCCAGACTTTTTTCATTTCGTCAAGATCAAGACAAGATTCGATTCTTGCGATTGCTTCCGTTGGATCGATTTCAACTTTTGGTTTATATGCTCTAATTCGAAGCGCGTCAGTTGTTTCACCAAACGCCGTCACTTTTTCAGTTCCAAGAACAATTTGTTTTCCGATCCATTCTTCAACGTACGGTGTTCCGTGAACCGTTTGGATCATTTTTGCGTTGGTCTTGTTTAAAATCATTCCCTTTGCGTCTTCCTCGAAATAACAAACCATGCAAGATTCATCGCGTCCAGATTGACCCTTGACCATTTCTTGTTGTGTTCCTTTGATTGTCAATGTCCAATCTTCACCGTTTTCCAATGAATATGCTCCAAGATATTCGTAATTGTGCATTGTCTTCCAATGCGTCTTCGTGTTTTCCATTTTAAGTTGCGTTTAAAATTAGTAATAAAATAAAAGTAATTATAAATATGTTACTGAACAAAATTATATAATTGTTTTTTTAAATTTCAATTTCAGTTCCGTTCGATTTGCGGACAATTATTGTTGCGTCGCATAGTTCACAAAACTTTTTAAATTCCGACAATTGAATTGTTTCATCGCGGACCGTCCTATGAAATGCGGTTGCGTGTTTTCGCAATTGTTCCGCGATTGAATCAACCGTGTTCGGTTCAGCTATTTTGTTGAATTGTTTTTTCATGTTTTTTTGTTTAGGTCAATGAACTGTCAAGACTATTACTGTAAAGAATGCACGAATTGTTTTCGTGATCAATTACAACCGTGTCGATTGCCAGACAAACACGGTTCAAATCTTTGGTTTCTATTTTTGTTTTTCCTCTTTGCCACTTGTTAAAAGTCTTCAATATCTCAATTGCTTCTTTCAGTTCCATTTGTTTTTCTGTGATGTGTTTAGTTAATGTTTTTTTAAGTCTTCAATTATTTTTTGATATTGTTCAATGATTTCATCTTTCGTTTTTGAAACTTCAATCCACCCTTGAATTGTTTTGTCCTGGTCATTGATGTGATTTTCTAAACCATCAATTTTGCTTTTTATATATATATCCATTTTGTAAATTTTAAAGGTGTTGCATATTGTACCCGTCCCCAACCATTTCGTCAAGATCGTTATTTGTAATCGATGACCATCTTTCACAAATCTTTGTGACATCGCGTCCGTCAAGTTCGATCGTTTCGATTTCAAGTGTTGTCATCGGCGGTGTGAAATAATCACCTTCACAATGGTCCATGTTGACGTGTGCGGTCAATTCTTTGTCATCTATATAAATAATTATTTGAATATCCATTTTAATTGCGTTTAAATATTACTAAAAATAAAATACATGATCATTGTCGCGAAAATTAACTTTGCGATTCTGTTTTCCGTTTCTTGTTCTTTTCTTGTCTTCATAGCGTTTTTTTTTAAAGATAATGATAATTAATATACTGAACAAATTTATATACCAATAAAATAAAACAAAAAAAAGCCACCCCATAAAGGATGGCTAGTAAAACGCAACTTTAACCCACTAAGAAAACAGACTAAATAAGTAAGTCGATCAATTGAACGACCATTTCTTTTGGGATGACCCCACAAATTAACAAGACCGCGATAATTATCAAAACCGCGATTTTGTATTTCATTTTTATTATTCTTTTTTCTTTGACACCTTCAGCAACTTCGCCAACAATTTTGTTTGTTGTTTCTTTGCTGAAAAGATTCTTTGTTAATTTTATTAATCCAAGTAATTTCATTTTATTATTTTATTTGGTAATGTGGACAATCCCGCCATGATGACCAATTTCCGCCCCATGAAATTTTCACGCCTTCCAACGCTCCCGCCTCAAGAATAACCGACGCAACTTTGTAAAAAAGAAAATCTTGTTCGATTGATGGCATTTCGTAAAAGTTGATCCCTTTAATGTATGGAATCACGTCAATCGCTAAACCGCTTTGATGCTCCGACTTTTTTTCAAACCCGTCGCATTTTGAAACACCATCCGAAAACAAATCGTTTTGTTGATCGGCGGTTCTTATTCCCCCCATCCAGGGAATAGTCATGTCAATCCCGTCTTTCTTGCGTGACATTATTCGAATCGCGCGAAACAATACCCGAATGATTCGAGGATCAACCCCGTCCATTCTTTTGATACTTGTTTGACCCCATTGAAAATTTTTCGACATATAGTAAATTTAATAAAATAAAACTAATTTATTTCTTTTTTCTTTTTTTATTGAAGAAACGCCAGAAAACAAAAATTGATGTTCCGATCGATAAGAATGAATTGATCATTGAAAAAAACTTGTCCGTTTGATCGATCATTGTTGGTGACGAAGCCTTGATTGATACGTTCACGGTCGGCAAAGAATCGGAAACAAAAAGAAAAAAACATTGAACCCCCTCGAATTGAAAGAATAAACCAATCGACAAGGCAAGTAAAGAAATGAATTCTTCTGAATATGATTGTATCAACTCAATAAAACTTTCCTTCATTTCTTGTGATCTTTCTCGCATAACAAATATAAATGATTTTTATTAATTTATACAACAACAAACACGAATCAACAATAAATGATATACTAAAAATTTACTTACTTACAAAATTTACCAAGATAATTTTGAACAAAATCTTTGTATTTTAATTCTAAACTAACAAAATGCGTTGTTGAATTGTATTCAATTGTTTCCATCGTGTCAAATACCACTTCTTTTTGTACGTAATTTTTTTTGTGATTGTTCAAATTATAATCCGTGAAAATTAATTTGTTTGCAAAATTATGATATTCAATGATTTCATCCGTGATGCAATCTGGAATCAACATCGTTTGACAAGAATAATTATTAATCAATTCCGTTCGGTTTCTTTTTGAATTTCTGTTTGAATAAATGATATATTCATCCTCATATTCCGCCTGGCGATTTCCGAAGAATCCTTGAACCCTTAAACCGTCAACCCAATCCAACCCCGTGAAATCAAAATCAATGTGTTCCAAATATCGGTTCATTACTGATTGAATTCGAAACGTCCCGTTTGCGCGTTCTTGACTATATTGTTTTAAATCAAAACTGATACTAAATTCCGTTATTGCTCCACTTATGAAACTTGATTCAACCTTCAATCGATATGATCCCTCCCCCTCTAATAACAATACTTTTTGCCATTGGATTTGTATTCCTTTGTAATTTGGATAATTCGCAAGCGTTCCGAAATCGTAATATATTCCGTAATCGTTGTTAATGATTGGCAAATCTGTAGTCCCATTTTTCTGAAGTGTTAGTGTTATTGTTTCGCTTGAAAAGTTTCTTTTAAACAAGAACGAATTGATGTCATTTTGCCATTCGCTTGGATCAGTTAATGAAGCCAAAACGGGCGACTTATAACAACATTCGTCAAGTGCTTCCGTGACAATTGATGTCGGTTGTTGCGGTGTTGTTGGAACAAGACAAATCGATTGCGTGACAATTGGATTGTTTCCAAGTGTCCCCGTTGATCCGATTCCCGTATTTATCCAACCCGCATTTCCTCCACTTAAAAAAGCAAATGGCGTTGCGTTGATTGGCGTTCCTGGAACCGCTGGAAGTACGTCTTGATATGTATATGAAAATGTTCCCGTTGTTGCGTTGTATGTGTATAAGTGTCTTGTGTCATTAATTGCAACGGCAAGACTTGTTTGTTTTTGAACCCTTATAATAAATTCAAAATTTTGTGTTTTGTCAAAATCAACAAAAAAAGCTCCCGAACCACTCGCGCCCGAAGAACCGCCCGAAGGCAAATCATTAATCGGAACCGCGATTTGATCAAACCCGAATCCCATTCCTTCAATTCCATAAAGGTTTGTTGAATTTGCTTGAAGGAAACCGCCACGATTTTTTGTGTTTACGACATTATCAAATGAAGCGTTTAAATTTGAGAAAAACGGATTCCAAGAATCTGAAACACCAGAAAGACCGCAAACATCAATTGACGTTCCGTTGTCCGTACAGTCTGAAAATTCCCATGTATTGATCGGAACTTCAAAGTTGTTTGTAGTTTCTGAAAAGTAATTTGCGGTTAATTTTTCGACACCTCCAACCTTTACGGAATTAATCTTGCAAATATATTGATCACTATTGTTGATCACCGTTTCTTGAAAAATGTCTTTTATATAAAAATAAGCCTTCATAAAATTACTTTTTAACTTTTATTAAATTACATCAACAAGAAAAAGTCACCGCCCGTTGTATCAACCGAACCGCCCAAACCTTTGATTTCCGTTCGGTCAAGTGTTATTGTTCCGAATGTTGATGTTGCCCGAACCGATACAGTCCCCGCGCTTTCACCCGCATTCGCTGAAATCGAACCCGTTGCAACTTGTCTATTTGTGTTGTGTTGCGTATATGCTTGATTTGTTCCCGTTGGAATTTGTTGACTTGTTATTGCATTCACGGAACAAGACGTGATCATTATTAGCGAATCTTGTTCAACCGTCAAGTTTTGCGTGTTTGGTGTTGATTGTCCTCCCGTTCTTCCAGACGCTCCAATTCCCCCGCAATCCGTAAAACTTCGAATGTGCATTGATATTGGATTCCATTGTGAACCGTTGAAATTAATTCGCAATTGATTCGTCCCCGTTGGCGGATTCTCTAAATAATAAAACGCCATTCGTTGACCTAAACCGCCCCGACTAATCGTGTACAATTGCGTCATTGCAACACCTCCATACGTGCAAGTTGTATATGAACGCGCGTTCGACATTGTGAATTGTGCAATTACCAAACCATTCGCCCCCGTGTTTTGGGTGTGATTTTGAGTTTTGAAATTTGCGCCAGGTGTCGGGTTTGCGCTTGTCGTGTTTCCTTTCGTTGGCGTTGACATTTACAATTGGTTTACGGTTGTTATTTTAAAAAGACCCAATTCGTCAACATTGTCAACCTCGGTTCTTGCTTCATATACAAACGGCGTTGTTTCAAAAAATGTTGAAATACTAACTTGACCAATTTCCAATTTTGTTCGGTTCGCCCCTAAAAATTCACCAAGCGTTGAATCATAGTCTTCGTTAATTTGATTAATAATGTTTTGATCCGTTGTTGTTCCGTAATCTGAATAATTCAAATTGTCCGTTCCCTCCAACTCTATTTTCGAAATTATTGTATACATTTTACGCTTGTTCTTTAATTGCAACAACGTCCCATTTTGTCGCGGTTGCGTTGTAAATTAATCCAACATAAATCGTTTTGGTTGCCGTTGTTGTTGTTGGCAATGTCACGCCAATTTCTTGAAATATAGCGTTCCAAGTCAAAGCGCGATTTGTTCCGTTGTCGGTAATTCTTAAAACTAATTTTAAACCGTTTGAAGCCGTTCCCGTTGGAGCGTTAATTGTTAACGCCGATGAAAGACCCGTGATTGTTTCTTGATCGTATTCGTCAACATTCGGTGTTAAAGTTGCTGAACTTGAAACCGTGTTGTCAATCGGTGAAACAATCGTTTTTCTTTTTATACTTTTTTTAACGAATGACGCTTCCGAATCTTCAAGAACAAATTCATCTTGATTGTCAACGCTTGTCTTTTCAGCGATCGCGGTGATTTCGTTCGCGACATCAACATGAATCGCGGTTGCGTCCGTTGTTCCTGGAATGTCCCCAATCGTTATTTTCTTTTTGTTGTTACCGTCCGCAACGTCTTCGATCAATAAAAAGTCGCTTGTTGTTGGTGTTCCCTTTGAAGCAACTCCCGAAATTTCGGAAGCAACATTGACATGAACCGCGTTTGCGTCCGCACCACCACCGCTGGAAAACGGTTCATTCAATGCGCCTTTGTAGAATTCTCCCATTTTAGTAAGTATCTTGATTATCAATTTGCGAATAATATCCCGTTATTGTTCCACCCGTTGCGCTTGATCCGTCAACCGTGAATTTGATCCAATCCGAAACAACTGATTCAATTTCGATTGTTGCTGAACCCGTCGCGCCCGAAATCGGAATTGAAGTGACACGATTCCCGTCTTTGTCGATGAATGGAAACGCGTCGAAAGTTGTTCCATCCATTGAAACACCAACATCGAACGATCCCGTTCCGCTTAATCCAGACCAAACTATTTGCAAAGCAATCGCATAGTTTGAAGATATTTTTTCGGTTGCCGTTGGACTTGCGCTGATTGTTAGTCCATCAAAAATTTTAAAGTTTTTATTCGCCATTGTTTTTTGATTTGATACCGTCTTCAATTATTTCAAGTAATTCTTCAACGGCTTGATTTTTCGCTTTGATTTCTTCAAACGATCCTTGAACGGGAACGCCCGTCAATATCATTTTTTTAATTACGTCAAACGCTTGTTCGATCGTTGCTTCGTTTGTTTTAAGTTCCTCCATATTTCAAAAATACGTTTTTTATCTTTATTCGTTTGATGTAACTGAATAATTTGTCACCGAAACCGTTCCAATTCCTGCAAAGTATTCTTCAATGATTTGTTTTCCGTAATTACTCATTATGTAAATAACCGATTTCAAACCCGTTTCGCCACCGTCAAAAGTTTCGTATTTGTCCGAACCGTCTTCATTCACCATGATGAAATCTTGTCCCATTATGTTTTTTTCTGATTCTTCAACACTTAATTGAACGGCGTTTTTTGAATCCCATTCGTTGGATTCGCCATAACACCAATTGAACGGAATGTTCCAAGTTTCTGAAACCTCACGCCCCGAATTTATATTTGCGGGACAAGTTATTTTTCTTATTCCCGACGCGTATATGTCAAGACCTCCCGCCTTGATTCCGCAATTTTCTGACAATGTGATTGTGATCATAAATTTTAAAATTTATTATTTTATACTATGTTTAAAACTCCCGAATTGTTCCATATATCACCCGAAGACAATCCCGCCGATGACGTTGGAAGGCTTGAAGCGTTTATTTTTCCGTTATTTTGCACGTCTAAAAGTGAATTATTGTTAATGTCCGTAACTTTGAACCCACTTGTTCCGACTGCGTTGTTTGACCCTTTTATTAATGTATCTACTTGAATACTAAATTTTTCATTTCCTATAGGACTAAAAAAAGAACCAGAAGCCCCACCCCACACAAAAACGTCTGAAATTGTACGCCCATAAGTAACGGTATCACTATCGTTAATAAATTCAATGTTATTAGTAAAAAATTTAACAGTTTTACTTGATTTTGTTTTAAATTCAATATTATCCTTTACGTTTACAACGGCCTCAATATTAGTATTAAATTTTCCTTTTAAAAAAACAGTTCCATCAGTTAAACCCCCGACAACGGAAGCTAAATCCACAAAATGGATTCCACTGTAGGCAGTTCCCCCCGAAAGCCTAATCGCTTCAACTGAATTATTAGCAGTTCCCGACCACATGGACAAATTGCCGTAACTTTCTAATCCTAGCAGTTGTTGACCTACGAAATTTATTCTTGACGTTCCTTGAAGTGGTGAACGTGTATAGTTTCTTATTAAATCAGTTTGTATTAAATTAGCCGTTGAAAGATTATTTCCTGCAGTGATGTCCGACAACAACGCAATTGTTCCCGAATTGTCTGGAAAGTCCCAAGAACGGCTTCCCGTTAATGTCAGCGAATCAAGAACCCCAACATATAAACCGCCTTTGTTGTATTTAATATTATCGCCGTCAGTGATGTCAATCGCAAAACCGCCCGTTGTGTTTCCCGTTCGCAATGTTGTTGACAATCCGTTTGACAACGTGTCAAGAATATCTTTTAACAAACCGTTATGGTCGGAAGGTTGAATTGCGTCGTTTGGTTGTAAATCATTCAATAAAGTGTTTATTGCGATGTTTACATTTGCTCTATTAAGTAAATCAGTCATAATTTTTTTTATTAAGCGTATTGCGGACCGTATTGCGACCCATAAATTCCAGGAACTGCAAGATTTTTATATCCTATTCGCGCCGATGTTTTATAATTTGATTTTGTAAGATCAAGATAATTGAAATCGATCAATCCTTCAAGTCTTATTTTTGTCGAACTTATTTTTGTGATCTTGCATTTCGTTTGTCCCGTGATCGGAATCAATATTTCGTTTTTATTGTCAAGAACCGATGAAAGCATTTCAATTCCTTTTTGTCCGCCTTCTTTATACACCTCGATTCTAATCACACCGTAATAGTCAGCAATTGAACCAACGTCCCCCGCGACATCTTCAAGATCAAAATCGGCTTGAATTAATGTTGAAGCGTTGTCCAAGATTGCATTTGTCCGAACATTGTCAGAATTAACGCCCGTGAAAAGATTCGTTGTCCCCGCTTCGTTGAAGTGCGTAATTGCACCATCCCAAACCGAAGATTCGTCATAGTTTGCGACAAATACATTTGAACTGTTTTTTGTATTAACCAAAACACCGCCCGTGTTCAATTCAGTTTGAACCGAAAAGCGAAGTCGCCAATCGTTTGAAAAAGTGTCTTTCGATGGATAAAATTGATTTTTTCCGTCAAGTTGTTCGGTCGGATCAACCAAATCGTTTGGCACGTTTTGATTCGCAACCCAATCTTCCCAACGGAATCGCATCGCGAACCGCATGAAATACGCTTTTTTTGTTCCGACATCTTTTGAAACATCGCGAACAAGTTGAATAATATTTTTATTTAGTCCCGCGACCATTTGGAAACCCCTTGTGTCGTTGAAATTAATTTGTTGAACCTTACTTCCATCAACGGGAAACGATGTCGTATTCACGTTGTATTGATCAGCAACAAAGGTTGCGCCCGTTAACGTGTTAAACCCTTCAATAATAAACGAAACCGAATCAACGCTTTCATTTTTTGCCGTGTCCAAAAACATCAAACTTTGTGTCAAAATTTCATCTTCCGCCGTTCCGCTATAAGTTAACGAACCCGAATCCGTGATTCCTTGCGCGTGATTTAAAAAGTCAATATTAACATCGCCTAAAATAAACGAAATCGGTTCCTTAATAAACGAATCAAACCCGCAAAGGATTGAAACACGATCCGAAACATTTGAAACAAGACTTTCATCGGCGCAACTGATCCAAATAACAAAGTTTCCGTTTGAAACATTAATTGAATTAATATAATCATTGAAAAGTGAATTTGGTTGAAATTGTCCCGCGATTGTCACCGTGTTCGAAACATTTGTAATTGAATCAAACCGAACGTCCATTTTCGCGCCAAAACTGTTTGTGTTCCCTGCAAAAGTTGTTGTCGGTGTTGATTGGTTCAAAACTCCCGTTCCTAAACCGTTGTAAAGTATATTTTTATAATTGAAATCGTTGTTGTTTGAAATCAATGTTTGATCAAATGGAACAAACGCAAAACCTAATTTATAAGTTGATGTTGCTGAATTGTTTGGTTGATCAATACTGATTCGGAAATTTGTCAAACCATCTTGTAAAATTGATGAAATTGTTGATCCGTTTGTGTCCGTGTAGGTTGTTCCAATATTTTTGTAAGTTGCTGGATTCCCGTCAAAGTTTTCATTAAACCAACCAACATTTCCAACCAAAGCGGTTGAAGTTTGATTTGTTGGAATTGAAACATTCGGGTTGTTTAGTTGCGGTAAAAAAGTCAATTGAAAAACGTCCGTAATCGAATTAACGTCAAAAAATGGACTTGGAGCAACCATATTTTGAAAGTCTGCAAGACTTAAAAACAAAGGTGAAATAATAAAATCAACCGTGACAATGAACGATTGAGTTGGTCCAACAACTCCCGCCCCTTTAATTGTCGCATTCAAAACAGTTGATCCCGAAGTGAATCCAAGCGTTGTCATCGGAACGACCGTCACCGTGTCCGTTGGATCGATATTGTCCGCCTTGAAAGTCGGTGTTGTTCCGTCAATTAACGAACTCAATGACGCTCCCGCGACTTGACTGTTTGGAATTAAATTATAATTAAACAAAACGCCTTCAACATTATCAGTCGATTGAATGTTCATTGACGTGTTTATTTGCGTACTTGTGTTGAATGGATATGAACTTGAAGGCGGAAAACTTCCCGTAATTGAACCCAATATCATTCTTTTTGGTGAAAGAACATTGATCACACCCGTTCCCGCATAAGTTACGGGCGGTTGTCCATTGCCATAAACATCGTATGTCGTTAACCATGAAACAGTTGTTCCAACATAGAAACCGTTTGAACTAAAATCTCCGACGTTTTGTGTTATTGTATCAACACCGTCCGATTCGAAAACATTTGAAAAAGATGAATCAACGGAAATTTCAACTTCAAGATTCAATTGAAGCGAAATTTTATCGCCTACATTCCCCAACAACCACGATGTTTTTTCGGGTCTGAATTGGTTTGTGTATTCCCTAAGAATTATTTGCGCCCCCATACTTGTTTTTTAATTCGTCAATTCGTTGCTGGATGTCTGAAACGCTTCCGTTTTTCGCTTCGTCCATCAACTTGCTTGACTCTTTAACAAGTGATTGCATTTTAATCTTTTCTTCATTCGTCAATTTAGGCATCATTGATTCCAACATATTATTCAAAACATTCGGCGCATTGTCCATCTCTTTTTGAAGATTTTCAGCCAATTTTAAAGAATCAATAAAAAAATTATTCGCCCTCATTAAAAGCTAAGATAATGTTTTTTGTATAAAGTTGCGATATTTTGTATCGAATATTTGCAACTTGATTTTGAAAGTCCCAATCAATCGACAAAATTAATCCGTTTTGTCCGCTTGGTGTTGTGAATTCCCTATTCAAAAGTAATGAAGACCAATCAGCATCACAAAACGGAACTTTTTCAGCAATTTTTATAATTGATTGATTGTGAATTGTCAAATTTGTCACGGGATCAACAATTTCCGCAAACGATTCGATAAAATGAAATTTGTCCCATAATGTTTCCGCGGTTATTTGAGTTGTTGACAATTGTTCGTCTGAAATAAAAAGAAATTTATCAACCGTTGTTGTGTCGGATGACAGTTGCATCATTCCAACGCGGTTCGTAATTGTTGGACCAAGTTTTGATTTTCTGAAAACATCAACACCAGTTGCGATGTCTTTCATTAATTCTTCATATTTTGTCAATCCGTTTTTTCTGAACGCCCTTGCAAATGGCGGTCGAATCGATGTCAATCCTTTTCCAAGAATGTTTTTTTTGTTTACGATTGTGATTGGTTCGGAAATTATTTGATAATTGTTCCCTTTGAAATTTTCCAAAGTGTTTTGGTCCTGGATATCAGTTTGAAACGATATGAAATAATTTTTTACAAATTCGCTTGTGTTATATGTAAATTCAGACAACCTTTTTGTTTGATTCGTTTCCACGTCTGGCAAAACATAAGAAGAACTTCCCTTCCAATAATCGCGTCTTTCGAATATGAAAACACCGTTCACAATTTTATAATCAGCATTGAAAGTTTGGATCATTTGACGAATGAAATCACCAAAGTTATAAATCGATGAATTTATATTTGGATGACCAACACCGTTCGCGCCCCCTCCAATTTTCCCCCTTTGTGATTTCACGGGTAAAAACGTAGCGTTTGAAAACGGCAAAGATTGAAAAATACTTGATTGAAAAGTTAACCCCAAAGAACCAAGACCGACTTCAAACATTCTTTTGAATGTCATTCCGTTATATCTTCGAACTGGCGGAAAGTATTGTTCAATTAAATCTGTAATAACTTGAACCAGCGCAAAAATAACCGCACTAACATAAATAATTTCGGCCGCCAATTTGATCGCGGAAGAAAGTATCAATCCAAATGCGAAACCCGAACCAATTGCGTTGATAAGTTCCCCCGTCCGATAAGCAATTGATTTGACCCCATAAATAATTTCCTTTGTCAATAAATACGATGTAATTAACAACGGACCAACAACAAACGCTTCTGGACGAAAATTTAAAACATAAGGAACAACAACATAGTCGGAAGCAACAATTTCGTTGTTGTTTGCCATCGAACCGAATGAAATCCCGTCCGCGACTTCAGTCAACCAATCAACGCCGTCTTCCTTTACTATTTCCGCGATGACTTTTTCACAATCAACAAACGAAGCGTCATTTGTCAAGTCAACCATCCCGTTGAAAATAGTTTTTGAATTCAATTTTATTTTGTACGGAACACCTTCAAAGATTCCAGGACCACCGTTCAAACCTTCCGCAACTTTTTGATTCAATAGTTTCGCGTCTTCCATTGCGAATTCAATTGATGTCAACGAAATTTCCGATTCCTCTTGACCTTCCCCCGCTTCCCAATTTGCCGACAAAGATAATTCTGGCGCGTTCACGGGTGTTCCAGCTGGTTGCCCGTCCAATTCAAACGATAAACTCATATTCTTTTCTTTTTAACTCGATAACGGTTAATTACTTTTTTATTATTTGATTTCCTTGTGTCAACAAAATCAATGATGTTGTCGGACAATCTTTGAACGTCAACAACTTGTTCTGGCTTGTTTTGAATCGCTTTCCGTGTTTCTTTCATTTCTTGCAACAATGCACCATCAACGCCCGAACTACTTTGAACGACTTGAAGCGCATTGACTTGTGGTTGCATGAAGTTCGATCCGATTGATCCATTGTCAATTGATTTCGTTAATTGGATAAAATTATTCTTTCCGAATTTGTCCATTGTCGAACCTTTCCAAATCCCTTCGTTTCCTTCAGCTAATATCGGAACACCGAAACCGCGTTTCGCGTGTGATTCGCCACGAATTACGCCGTTGTTTATTGAATTACCGTTTTTCGATCCGTTTTGTCCCGCTTTCAATGAATCGTTTATATCCCCATGTTCGCCCGTTCCCGAACCGAATGAACTGATCGCGCTTTCAATACCTTGTAAGATGCTGAAATCACGCAACACCGTAATGATCGCGTTCTTGTCGCCCGAAGCGGACGCGGAAGAATATGCGTTGTAAAGTGCTTGAACTTTGTCAAGTGCAATTTGTTTCTTTTGCGCTTTGATCTTTTTTTGCTCCAATTCAGCCAACGCCGATTCTTCAAACGCCAAATTGTTTGACAATCCTTCTTGCGCTCTTTGTTCTTGCGTGTCAATGATTGAAAGTTGTTTCGCTTCCAATTTGTCCAATTCATCAATTTGTTTGTCAAGGTTTCTTTGGAATGAATTGAAGATTGCTTCGGCGGTTTTGTCTTGAATGTCTTTTATTTTTTGCGCTTTGTCTTTTTCAATGTCAACTTCCTTTTGCGCTCTCAATCTTTCAACTTCAAGTTCTTCGTCAATTGATTTGATTTTTGATTGTTTTCGCAATAAAACTTCAGCATCAAGTTGTTCGATTTTCAACTTTTTTAATTTTTCGTTGATTTCTTTTTGTGTTTCACCAGCCAACAATAATTCTAGTTCCTTTTTTTTGTATGCTAATTCTTGCGAACGAATAAATGCGTCAAGTTCAACTTGTTTCCTTTTTTTGTCCGCGTCTTCTTCAATTAATTTAATTGATTCATTTAATTTTTTGAATTGTTCAGACTTTTGCGAAAACTTTTTCTTTTCAATTTCAATTGATTCAATCGCGCGTTTTTCCTCCAATCGAATTGATTCAAGTTCGCGATCACGTTCCGAAATAAAACTTTCCGCTTTCAAATCTTCCAATTGCTGAATGATTTGTTTTCCAATTTCAAAATGTTCTTGTTCCAAATCAATTGACGCTTGATCAAGATCACGTTCTTGCGTTCTGGCTTCCCGAACAACCTCCAACAAACGACCTTCCAAAATTTCGGACAATTCATATCCACGAATTTTTTCATTCAACAATTTCGAATCGCTTGTTGCAATCAAATCGTTCACATCAATTTGAGTTTTTGAAACCTTGTTTATTTCTGAAATTTCTTCAGCCAATATCTTTTTTCGAAGTTCTTCCGTTTCTTTCAATAATTTTTTTCGTTCGTCAAATCTTAATTTGTCACTTGCAATCAATTGTTCGTTGATCGTCTTTTGATTGTCAAACCCATCAATCAAAATGTCAAGATTCTTTTCGATTTCGTCTTGTTCCAATTGTCTTCGAACCTTTGAAAGTTTAAGCGATTTGATTTGCGATTGTTTTTTTGCCAATAAAACTTCTTTTTCGGCTTCAAGTCTTTGAATTTTTTCATCCGTTGTCAATTGTCTTTGACTTTCCGCAATTTTCAATTCTTCGTTGACCGCTTTCAAATTGTTTTCGGCAATTTGTTGTGATATTTTCGACGCTTTTTGTTGTGCGTCAATACTTGTCAAAATCGCCTTTGTTCTTTCCTCAAATGATCGCGTCGCGTCCCCTTCGATTTCTTCAGCCTTTTCGCTGATTGCAAGTTGTTTTTCTAATTCAACCGACAATTCCGCGTTTTCAAGTTTTATTTGATTAAGTACTTTCGACAACGCCATTGCCTTTTTTACCGCTTCATCAATCGCAAATCCTAAACCTAAAAATGTTTTTGTGAATTGCTTTGTCGCTTCAAGGCTATCTTCTGAAATAGATTTGTTTAATGTTTTTATTTTTCCTTCAATTGTTTCAATTGATTCTGGAATTTTTCCAAATTCTTCATTCACGCCAGGAATCAAATTTTTCATTTCTATAAACAACTTTTGAATGTTTAATTTGAATTTGTCAAACTTTAATCCAAGAAGCGTGAATTTGTCAGCCAACACCGAAAAGATGTTTCCCAAACCTTTACCAAAAGTAATCAAACGACCAACAACAACTTCCATGATCGCACCGAATGAACGAATAGCACCGTCAAGACCATTCAACCCCGCTTGTGTTTTTGTTAGTGTTGCCAATAATGTACCAAGCAAAAGAACAATGATTCCAATTCCAGACGCTAACAATCCAGCCTTCAAAACTTTCATTGCTTTCGCCGTTACAAGTGTTGCTTTGCTAAACAATCTTTGTGTAAAAGTTGCTTTTTTCGTGACCTTATCTTGAACCTCCGTTGCAACCGTTTCCGCTTGAACGCTATCTTTCAACTTGTCTTGCGCCTTTCGAAGTAATTGAATTATAGTGGTTAATTTTCCCATAACTCCACCCAACGCGCCCGAAGTGTCAATTGCTCCAACCATTGATTCTGTAAACGCGCCCGTTTCTTCCAATGCTTCTTTGACTTGATCTTTGTAGTTTCCGACCGATCTTTGTGTTTGTCCAACTGATTTGTCAACGGCTTTCAACTTTGTGTCCAATTCCGTGACGCTTAAAAGTAATTTTCGCGCTTCCTCCGAATTTTCTTTTCCCGCAACCGCTAAATCTTTATATTTTTTTCTTAAACTATTTAGAATTTTTGATTGCTTTTCATATTCCCCCGTCAATCCTTTGTTTCCTTTTGCTTGATCTTTCAACGCTTTTTGTTGTTCGCGAATTTCAAGTTTCAATTCTTCGTTTGACAAGGCTTGATCGTCTGTCAATTCGATCAATTTCTTTTTCAATGTTTGTTCTTGCTTTGCCAATTTCAACGCTTGTTTCTTTTGCGCGTTCATTTCGCCTTCAGACGTTTTCAAATCTTCGTTCGCTTTCAAAAGTTTTTCAAGTTGCTTTTCCAACTTTTCCAATTCCTTTTCTTGATTGTCCGTTGCGTCCGTTGAATCTTCCGTTGCTTTTTTTGTTTTTGCAATTTCTTTTTGAAACGTCTTTTGTGATGCAAGAAATGTTTTTTCAAGCAATTTAATTTTTTTGATCAGCTGATCAATTGCGCCGTCGTCAATTACTAAATCGGAATATTTGATTGGATTATCTGCCATTATTGTTTTTGTTAACTAATTCAATTAAAACATAAACTTCTTTCACGGTCATTCGTTTAACATCGCGACCATTTGCATTTGCGCTTAAACTATGACATAGTTCTTCAAATGCTTTGTCAAATTCGATTTCGTAACTTCCCGACCCATTGAAAGATTTCGGCTTAACCAACGACAACAAATATCTTTCGATATTGTCCGCAATCTTGTTATCTTCACCAGACAACAACTGATCGCATAATGCTAAAATACGGTTTTTTCGTTGAATAAAGATATTTTTGCGATCCAAACCGTTGAACTTTACGGGAAAAAACATTTCAAGTTCAAATTCTAGTTTTTTTTTACCTCGTCCGTTTTCGTGTAAACTATTGATTTCGTCAAGTCCCATTCAGACAATTGGTCCAAGATAAACCGCAAATTTTCGTTTGAATAGTCCGTGATTAGTTCCCCATCAATCCGACGGATCAATGAAGCGAAGGCAAACCCGCGCAAATTGTTTTCGGTTTGTGCGTTGTGAACCATATTTCGTAAATTATATAATTCATTCAACGCTTCGTCAATCATTTCTTTTGACAAAAAGTTGTGAATCTTTACGGTCTTTTGATCGAAATCGGCAATTGTTGAACCAAGTTCCGCATCCAGCATAATATATTTATTGAATGCGTTGAAGCGGTTGAATGGCAAATCGTCAATCGATTCGAATAATTCAATTTTGTGTTTTCCTAGTTTAAGCATTTTTGAACGGTTGTTGCTGATAATAAAGGTACAAATAAAATTGACATTTCAAAATCAAAAAAGATTTGCGGAATTATCAAAACAAAACAAACGTGATGCGCAAAACAAAAATTGCATTCAATCGCTTTTTGAATTAAACTGTTTGGAGCGCGTCCGCTTAATTCGTCACGGATTCCCCACTTGTCCAACAATAAAATAATGGACCAGGTGAGCAAAGAATAAAATATTAAATTTTCTATTATATACAATTTTCTTGAATTGTTACTGTTAAATTAAATTTGAAACCCGCATAAGGATAAGAAAAAAACTGTTTGTCAATTTGATTGAATGAATAATTCGAATAAATTGAATCAATGTCTTCATCGATTGAATTGATGTTCAATTCCATTCCGATTGAACCGCCGTTTGTCAATTTGTCCCGAACTTCTTTTTTCAATTGTTCCGTGAAATAATAGTTCGCGCCCTTTACAGAATCAACTTGTTTTAAGTTGACCCAAACAATCAAACCAAGATCAACGTCGTAAAAATTCGATGTGTTGCGCTCATATTCACCGTTGATCGTTTGTGTTCCAACCTCAAAAAATGACATCGCTTGTAAATTGTCGTT